CGGGGACGTAGCCAGCGCCGGGGAAACGCTGGAGAACTCTCTGTATGATTTCCTTGTGGGCGCGACCTCCGGTATGATGGGCGGCGTTATCACCCCGGCCACCTACCACTACAACGTGGGCGAAACCAACGCCCAGCAGGAGACCACCGCCCCTACCCAGCAGGCAGAAGCGGCCCCCCAGGCCACGGCAGCCAATGAGCTGCTGACCCAGGCGGCGGAGCAGGCGAGCCAGAACGGGAGCGTCAGCGGAAAGACGGCGGACCGTATTCTGGCGGACCAGGATGCTATGGCCGCCCTGGAGCAGGCAGCGGGCCAGGTGGTGCAGGACGGCATGACCAAGAGCCAGCAGCGCAAGGCCGTGAAAAGCGCCGTGGAGACCCTTGCAAGGGCGCAGACGGAGGTTTCCGTGAATACGGAGGAAACTACCCCCGCCGCGCCGCAGACGCAGCAGACGGCCACGCAGCGCCCGGTGGCGCAGCAGGTCCACGACATCCGCCGCGTGCGGGACGCATCCTCCGCCCTGGGCGAAAACGGGGCCAAGGCCCTGGCGGCCAGCTATGACGGCAATATTCGCTCTGACGAATACTATGCAGGCTTCGCCTCTTATTACGAGGCAGGCATCAACGGTGCGGACATGGCAAAGGTGGACGGCGACTACGGTAGCCGCCTGACCGAGGCCCAGCGCTTTGCAGCCTATTCCGCCGGGCAGAACGACGCCGCACTCTCCCTCCAGCGGGAGCAGCAGGCGGCCAAGTATGCCCCGGTGGCCGGGACGGACAGCGGCCTGGTGTATGACGACTTCGTGAAGCAGGCTGTGGAGAGCGGCAGGCCGTTGCAGGACAAGCAGGGCCACGCAATTCTGGATGCCAACGGTGAGAGCCGCGTTTATCTGACCGCCGAGACGGCGGCCAAGGTCAACAGAGTTGCCAAGGCCCTGGGGGTACGGGTACAGTTCGTGGACAGCGTGCGCGGCGGAACGGCCAATGCCCAGATCAGCGGCAGCACGGTGCTGGTGGAACGGAACAATGAAAACCCCGTGCTGGCTATTGTGGGCCACGAGATGACCCACCGGATGCAGGAGCTTGCCCCCAAGGAGTACCGGGCGTTCCGGGACATCGTGGCACAGGAGGAGCAGGACAGCATCCAGAAGCGCATCGACAGCTACGCCGCGCAGGGCGTGGAGCTGACCTATGAGCAGGCCATGGACGAGGTGGCGGCGGACTATGCGGGGCGCCTCATTGACGACGGCAAGGTGCTGGATGACTTCATCCAGCGGCACCGGGATGACCGGACGCTGCTGCAAAAGGTCCGGGACGCTATCCGCTCCCTCATTGATAAGCTGACTGGGGCCGAGAAGCGAAAGGCCCAGACCGCAGAGGGCAAGCTGACGGCGGCCCTGGAAGCGGCGGCCCGGCAGGCAAAGCCCTTGCAAGGCCAGAACAGCGATGATACAATGGGCACAACAAGAAATTCTTTGAAGGAGGACGGGGAAAATGACCGAAAAGGAGCAGCTGGCACAGGAGCTTATGCAGGCAGCCGAGAAGGACAGGGGCAGACCCTTGACCGAGAAAGAGCGGGCCAAGTTGGACGAGTTCGCGGAGAGCTTTCTGCTGCTGCTGGACGACACGGAGGAGTAAACCCCTCTTTTGGGGCAAAGCCTGTCAGAACCTGGGCCGAGGGCCACATTGTGGAACCGGCCAAGGGCAGCGTTTCCCATACTGAGCAACAGACGGCGGTGGACTACGGCGTGCCGAGTTTTGTTGTGGCGGATGCGGCATGGGCCAAGAACAAGGGCAGCACCCCGGCGTTCTCCGCCGGTGGGCAAATCTATTTCCGGGAGACCCTGCCGGAGCGGAACCGGGGAATGTTTGCCCCCCACGAGATCACCCATGTGATGCGACAGGTGAACTACAAGCCCTACCTGGATTTTGTGGAGCGGACCCCCACCATGCTGAATATGAGCGACCAGATGACCCGTGTGCTGTTGGACCATGTGGCGGAGCACCAGCACACCACGCTGGAAAATGCGGACCCAGCCCGGCTCTACGACGAGTTCAACGCCACCATGTACGGACACATCGCGGCGGGCAAGGCTGATATGTTCACGGATGGCGCGGCGGCTCATGTGTTCCACGACTTCAATGCCTACGCTGCGGAGCTGCGCGGCCTGCACGAGCGCTTCAAGGCCGACAATCAGAAGGAAACCAAGTTTTCCCTCAAGTCCCCCATTGAGGAGACGCGGGACCTGCTGGCCCTGCACAACAAGGACGAGAACAGCATCCTGGCTGCCATCAAGCTGGGCGGCCTGCCCATGCCCTCCATCGCCATTGTAAAAGCCAGGGACGGGCACACCAAGTACGGCCCCATCTCCCTTGTGTTCAGCAAGGACACCATCGACCCGCAGCTATTCCGCGCCAACAAGGTGTACGGCGGCGACGCCTGGACGCCGACAGCTCCGCGAGTAGATTACCCCGTGAACAGCAAAAAGGCATCCCAGGTGGAGCATGAGCTGCACCGGCTGGCCGGGGATGTCTCCGTGGCCGGGGGCATCTTCGGGAACAGCGCCGCCCTGCGCTCTATGGGCATCGACGACACCAGCACCAGGAGCACGGCAGAGCTGGCGGAGAAGCTGGCCTCCACGGACACGGTGCGGGCGGCCTATCTGGCAGACCAGGGCAAGAGCCTGGAGCCGGTGAAGATGGACAAGGTGTGGGACAAGTTCGGTAACGACACCCTGCAAAAGGTGGTTGACCGCCTGGGCGTGAACACGCTGGCTGAAATCGAGGCCAACCTGGAGACCGGCGAGAGCGTGAAGGACGCCCTGGGTGAGAATGCCGAGGTCATCCGCGACATTCTCCGGGACTACTACCGGGAACAGGGCGAACCCATGCTCCGCAGAATGGCCGTCAAGAGGCATTGGACCGACGCGGAGATCAACGAAAGACGGCAGACCCGCATCGACAATTCCATGGACGGCGTTTCCATCTTCACCCTGGAGGACATCGTTCACCACGCATGGGATATGTACCAGGACGGCGGCGCGACCAAGGGCGAAATTGACCGGATGGCTACCTCTGACGCGCTGCGCAGCGCCGTGGATGACCACGCCGTTGAGGAGTGGATTGCCGGGAAGCTGGACGGCCTGCTGGGCGAGGCTGGCATCTACAATGGCAAGGACCCCTACACCCCCTCCGGCAATCTCCGCAGCTTCTCGCAGCTCCACTATGCCTACACCCTGGAGAACATCGTCAAGGCGATGAAGGAGGGCCAGGAGGAGCGCGGCGGCAATACCTGGGGCGCAAGCGCCAAGACCCTGCAATCCGTGGCGACGCCGGAATACCGCAGCATCCAGGAGATCAAGGCGGACAGCGGGCGGCTGGGCATGGACGAGGGGGCCGAGTATGAAGCAAAGCTCCAGGCCATTGATGACCAGATCGGCAGCATCATCACGAAGGTAAAGCAGGGCAACAGCGCCCATTCCGACAATTCCTTCATCGAGAGCGACATCATCGGCAGTATCCTGATGGAAACGTCCAAGGGCAAGAGGACGGTGGACGCTATCATGCGGGCTTTCTCCAAGGAGGGGTACAAAATCAGCAGCCAGACAGCCCAGGACATCCAGGCCGTCTACCAGGCGGCGGCGGAAATGCCCACCGGCTATTTCGAGGCCAAGCCCCAGCGGGCCGTCGGCTTCGACGAAGTGCTGGCCGCCGTCATCCCCGATGACAGCAGCAAGAAACTGCGGGACGGTCTGGAGCAGGCCGGTGTGCGGATGCTGGAATACAAGACCGGAGACGACGTGGACCGCCTTGCCAAGATCAACAGCGTGGACAACGCCCGTTTCTCCCTCAAGGCCGGGACAGAAAGCAAGAGTGTTGCCGCCCTGCAAGAGGAGAACCGGCTGCTGCGGGAGCAGATGAAGGACTACATCGCCCTGCAAAAGCGGAGCGGGCAGCTCCAGGAGAGCCGGGACTACTGGCGGGGCCAGACCCGGCGGACCCAGCGCGTGACCACGGACAAAAAGGCCGTGACCGCCGCCGCGAAACAGCTTATCCAGAACTACGGAGCCGACATCGCGGTGAAGGACATCCAGGGAGACCTCCAGAGCCTCTATGACTACATCGCCAGCGGCTACGACGGAAAGGACGAGCTGACCTACACCGAGGCCCGCCGCCGGGCAGAGGACATCGCGGAAACCCTGGTGAGCAACGCGGTGGCCGTGGACAGCGATATGTACGACGCGTACAGCGACCTGCGGGACTACTTGCGGACGACCAAGATCATCTACGGCAAGGAGTACCACGGGGACATCCCGGACTATGGCGACTTCCGCAAGCGGCAGTTCGGACGGCTGAACCTGGGCAGCGAGGGCCACACCAACATCGACCAGGTGTACCAGGAGCTTTCCTCCCGCTGGCCGGAGTTTTTCAGCGAGCAGGAGCAGACCCACCCAACGGACCAGCTCCTCCACATCGTGGAAGTGCTGGACGGCATCAGCGAGATCAACGAGTACAACCCATTCTCCCGCTACATGGACCAGGCTGTGACCGGTGCGGCGAATGAAATCATGGAGACCTTCTTCGACCTGCCCCAGACGCAAAAGACCTTTGCGGACCGGCAGGTATTGAAGCTGGAGAACGCCAAGGCCAAGGGCCGGGAGCAGGTACAGAAGGTGCGGGAACAGTACTCTGCCCGCCTGGCGGAACTGCGGGAGCAAAACCGGCAGCGGGTACAGAACGCCATCGCCAAGGAGCGGGAGACCCGCGAGCGGCAGATGGGCGCTCTGAAAGACCGCTATGCGGCCAAGGACGCAGCGGGCCGGGAGCGCCGGGCAGCCCGTGAGCTGCGGGCTAAAATCATCCGCCATGCCAGCGCCCTGTCCCAGAAGCTCCTCCGCCCCAGCGACCAGCACCACATCCCGGAGGCCATGCGCGGAAGCGTGGCCGCTATGCTGGAGAGCATCAACCAGGAGAGCCAGTACACCCTCGACGAGAACGGCAAGCGGGTGAAGGACGGCAGCGGCACCCCCACCAAGCGGACCGAGGCGTTCCGCGCCCTCAAGGAGCAGTACGCCAAAATCGTGGCCGAGGGCGGGGATATGGTCATTGACCCCTCCTTGCTGGGCAGCGACGCCGACGGCATCAAGGGCGGCTTTGATGCGGTCATCGCCATGAAGGACACCAAGCTGGCCGACATGAGCGTGGCGCAGCTTCAAACCGTGTGGCAGGTGGTCAAGGCCGTGGAGCACAGCGTGAACACGGCGGGGAAAGTCCTGTCCAAGGCCAAGTACGCCAGGACGGCGGACTGGGCGCAGGCTCTCTCCATCGGGACCAGCAGTCGCCGGGCCAAGAACAGCCTGACCCGCAACCACGCCCTCATTGACCTGGAGACCCCGTACACCTTCTTCTCCCATTACGGAGAGGCGGGCAAGGCGGTCTACCGGATGCTGCGGGACGCGCAGGACCAGCAGCAGCTCATGGTGGACCATGTGGCCGAGGAGGTCCGCAAGATCGTGGACCCCAAGACGGTGAAGAAGCTGGAGGCGACCACGCATACCTTCACCACGGAGCGAGGCGAGAAGCTGACCCTTTCCACGGCCCAGGTGATGGAGCTGTACGAGCTGGTGAAGCGCAAGCAGGCCCACGACCACCTGCTCAAGGGCGGCGTGGTCCAGCCAGAGATCAAAACCTCGCAAATCCGGCGCGGCACGGACAGCATCCGCCTGACGGAGGGCGACCTGGTGAACATCACCGGGACGCTGACACCGGAGCAGGTGAAGATCGCGGACGGCCTGCAAGGACTGACCCGTGGCGTGCTGGCCGACTACGGCAACAAGGCCAGCATGGAAGCCTATGGTTATAAGAAGTTCACCGAGAGCGACTACTGGCCCATCAAATCGGCCAAGGAGGGCCTGCACAGCAACATCGAAAAGGGCGGCAACAACACCCGCTCCATTAAGAACATCGGCATGGCAAAGACCACGATGCCCCACGCGAGCAACGCCCTGGACCTGGCGGGCATCTTTACCACCTTTGCCAACCACGCCTCCGACATGACGGACTATGCCTCCTGGCTCTGCACGATGGAGGACATCAACCGCCTGTTCAACTACCAGTTCCGGGACGAGGAGGGCAACCCAACCGGCAAGACCATCAAGGGCCTGCTGGACCGCGTGGGCGGCCCCGGCAGTCAAAAATACTGGCACAACCTGATGGAGGACATCCAGAACGGCATCAACGCCCCCGGCGACAGCCCCATGTGGGACATCGCCGGAAAGACCATCGGCGGCTTCAAGGGCGCAGCCGTGGGCGCGAACATCCGCGTGGTCATCCAGCAGCCCACGGCGTTCTTCCGGGCGGCGGCGGTACTGGACCCCCAGGACATGGCGCGGGGCCTTGCAAGAGGCGTTACGCGGGGCAGCGGATGGAAGAAAGCCCTGCAATACTCCCCCATCGCCATGCGGAAGGATGCGGGCGGCTTCGACATCTCCAGCCCCTACAAGATGACCGAGACGCTGTTCGACAACCGGACGAACGTGCGGAAGCTGAACGACGCCCTTTCCGCCCCTGCGGGTGCGGCGGACGCCGTGACCTGGGGCAAGCTGTGGAACGCCTGCGAGTGGGCCACGGCGCGGGAACACCAGGGCCTCACCAAGGGCAGCGAGGCGTTCTACCGGCAGACGGCAAAGCTGTTCGCAGAGGTCATCGACCAGACCCAGGTGGTGGACGGCGTTCTCCAGCGGTCTAACATCATGCGTTCCAGCAATGCGGTGGTGAAGCAGGCGACCAGTTTCATGGGCGAGCCTATCATGAGCCTCAACCTGCTGATGCGGGCCTATGACCAGGTGCGCTACGAACAGAACAGCCAGAAGCGCGGCAAGGCCATCAAGACGATGGGCCGGGCGGCCACGGCCCTGGTGGTGACGAACGTGGTCAACGCTCTGGCCCAGAGCCTTATCGACGCCATGCGCGACGATGACGAAGATAAAAAATACTGGGAGCGCTTCCGGGCTGCGTTCACCGGCATCTCCGGTGACGAGGAGACCCCCTGGGAGAAAGCCTGGAACGCCATCATGGAGGGCAACGTCGGCAGCAACATGAACCCCCTGGGGCAAATTCCCTTTGTGAAGGACGCGCTGTCCATCATGCAGGGCTACGACGTGTCCCGCACGGAAATGGAGATCGTGTCCGACCTTATCCAGGCCGGACAGACGGCCATCCAGAGCGCCGACGGCCAGGGCAAGCGGACCAGGGCCTACGCCCTCAAGGGACTGCTGGCCGCCGGTGCAAAGATGTTCGGCATCCCGGCCTCCAACCTGACGCGGGATATGTGGGGCCTGGCCCGGAGCGCGGCGGTGGAGACCGGCAACATCCCGCTCCAGTATGAGATGGAAAAGGCTATCTACAACATCGCCAACACCGGAAACAAGAACCGCTATTACGCCATTCTGTACCGGGCGCTGGAGCAGGGCGACATGGACACCTACCAGCACATCAGGGACGACCTGATGAACAGCATGGGCGTGGACGGCGCAAGCATCGACAGCGCCATGCGGAGCCGCTACAACAAGGCCGTGGAGAAGGACCCGGACTACAACCTGCCCCAGAGGGCACGGGACCTTATCGGCAGCAGGGACAAATACGCCCCGCCCAAGGAGAAGGAGGAAACCTTCGGCGCGGACGACCTGGGCAGCAGCGCCTACCGGGCATACTCTGACCAGCGGGCCAACGACTACCGCAGCATGGCTGACGATCTGGCTGGCAGCCCCATCTTCCAGGGAATGGACGACGAGACACGCGACAAGGTGCTCAAGGCGGCCTATGATCTGGCCGACAAGAGCGCCCTGGCGGACCATTCCAACGGGCAGTACGAGGTCAGCACCAAGTGGATGGCCCAGGCCGACGACGCGGAGGCCCATGACATCGAACCCTGGGAGTACGTCCTGTTCCACATCGCCTATAACGAGACGGAAGGGACCAAGGACGCAGACGGAAAGACCGTGAAGGGCGAGGCCAAGAGCGACCATGTGCGGGAATGGCTGGAGGACTTCTCCGGTCTGACCGACGAACAGCGGGCTTTCCTCTGGGGGACCGTCTACACCAGCGAATGGTAAAGAAATGGGAGCAGGTCATCCCTGCTCCCATTTTTTCATGTCGTCACCAACAATTTCCGCACTTCGAGTACCCCAGATACTCGCAGTATTCTATATTATGCGCCCAGTATTCGTCAGCACCCTGGAACACAGGGCAATCGTAATTGTGATAACGGTTTGACCCTTCGACGATGAACCCAATGTTGTTGTAAAGAAAAATGGCGTCGTGAAGGTAGCCGGACAAATCCTCGTTCCGGGCCTCCAGGTCATTCGCTTTTTCTTGCAGTTGCGTCTTTTCGGTGGATAGCGTGGAAACTCTGGAGCGCAATTCCGCATTCTCCGCTGCCAGGTCATCCCGCGCTGCCGTGAGCACGGAGACACGGTAGCCAAGGATGCAGGTGCATACCACCAGCAAAGCAGCGGCTATGCAAAGCGGAACCACCTGAGGCCGCTTTCCCGGCTTCGGTTGTTCGGTTTCAACTCCGGGCGGGGTCTGGCCCGCCTGTATGAACGGTGTGCCGCACAACTTCTTCCCCGGCTGGGGAGAAAGACTTTCGCAGTCACACGGCTTTCCCTCCGGGACGAGCTGCCCACACTTTGGGCAGGTGTACCACCGCTCCTTTGGTATGGCTGGTACGGGCTTTTTCTCCAGGATGCTCCTTGCAAGGCGATAGAACACATAGCCCCAGAGCAGGGCTGGCATAGTCCGCACGGCGTTCCCGTCGTATGTAAGGAACTGCCACACGGCCCATACGGCAATCGTGTACACAGCGCTGAATATCCGCAGGTATCGGACACGGAGCGGTTTCTTTCGGAGCAGAGCCAGAAGCATAGGCCCTGCCCCGTATGTTGCAGCGGTCACAAGGGCGCTGACGGCAAATTCAATCCAGATCATAGGGCAATCCCTCTCTTTCAAATTTTTATCGGCTTCGGGGCGAAAAGGATGCGGGGCTTTGATATGCTCAATGGGAAAGGCAGGTGATACCAATGGAGTGGAACATCATTGTGGGGCTGGTATGCACGGTGCTGGGTGCGGTCATCAGTTATGCCACCTTCTCCCGCAACAAGGGGAAAGACGACAGGAGCAGCGGCCAACAGCTCGGCACCGTTTTGACAGAGCTGGGGTACATCAAGTCCAACACGGACGAGATCAAGACGGAACAGCGAGAGCAACGCAAGACCAACACAGCGGTGGAGGGCCGTCTGGCTGCCGTGGAGGCCAGCGCCAAGTCCGCACACCACCGCATTGACCATCTGGAGGCGGTACGAGATGAAGAACATTAAGACGACCACGCGGCGACTGTTCGTGACAACGCAGATCGCCGCGCTGGGGTGGGTCACAATCTCCTACCTTATCGCCCTGTACGCCACGGTGCGGCTGGGCCAGGTGTTCCCGGTGGTGGACCTGTCCAAGCAGGCCATCGAGACCATCCTGGGCGTGAACGTCCTCAAGGTGGTGGAGAACATCTTTGAGCACAACGACGGGGTGGTGTTCGGCAAGAGCAACGCACCGGAGAAGAAAATCAAACGAGATTGCTAAAGGAGGAAATCGAAATGAAAACCTATATCGGCACGAAAATCATTGAGGCGGTCCCCGCTATTCGCATGGGTTGTAAGGTCTACGAGGAGGACCAGCCCATCCCCAAGAGCGTGTTCCCCGTGGAGGAGGGCTATAAGGTCCGCTACCCGGACGGGTACGAGAGCTTTAGCCCCAAGGCAGTGTTCGAGGCGGCGTACCGCCCCATCGACAGTATGAACTTCGGTCTGGCTATCGAGGCCATGAAGAAGGGGCAGAAGTGCAGACGGGCGGGCTGGAACGGAAAGAACCAGCACATTGAGCTGGCCTCTGCCATCAGTTACACGTCCCCGGCTGGCACAATCGTCAATGCCGAGCACGCGGCCATTGGGAACAAGGCCATTGCATTCTGCGGCACTTCCGGCGTGCAAATTGGATGGCTTGCAAGCCAAGCGGATATGCTGGCCGACGACTGGGAAATCGTGGAGTAAAGGAAGGAGCGCATCATGGATATTACGACCATCATTGAAGCGGCGGCTGCCCTTGTGGCTGCCGTCATCACCGCCGTGGTCATCCCCTATATCAAGAGCCGGACCACGGCCCAGCAGCAGGCGGAGATCAATGCCTGGGTGAAAATCGCCGTGACGGCTGCGGAACAAATCTACCGTGGCAGCGGGCGCGGCGAGGAGAAGAAAGCCTACGTCCTCAACTGGCTGGCAGAGCACGGCATCACCCTGGACGAGGACCGCATCGACGCGCTCATTGAGGCCGCCGTCTACGAACTCAACCACGGCGTTCTGAAAGAAGGTGCGGGCAATGAGTAACAGCCCGCTGGTCAGCTACACCAAGCTGTCCCCCAACCATTCCGGCAAGCGCAAGCACACCATCGACACCATCTCCATCCACTGTATGGCCGGGGACCTGTCCGTGGAGCGCTGCGGCGAACTGTTCCAGAACAAGGAACGCCAGGCCAGCAGCAACTACGGCATCGGCAGCGACGGGCGCATCGGCCTGTATGTGGACGAGGCCAACCGTTCGTGGTGTACCTCCTCCGCCAGCAACGACAACCGGGCCGTCACCATCGAGGTGGCGAACACCGTTGCCAAGGACCCGTGGCCGGTCTCCGACGTGGCCTACAAGTCCCTCATTGATCTGCTGGTGGACATCTGCCAGCGCAACGGCATCCCCAGGCTGCTTTGGAAGGGCGACAAGTCCCTTATCGGAAAAGTGGACCAGCAGAACATGACCGTCCATCGCTGGTTTGCGGCGAAAGCCTGCCCTGGTGACTGGCTTTACAGCCGCCACGGCCAGATCGCCGCAGAAGTCAACAAAAGACTGGAGGCCGCAAAGGCCGGAAAGGATGAAGAAGCTATGGACACCAAACAGCTCACGAGCTGCGCCGACACCGGGGACAACCCCTCCGCCTGGGCCAAGGAGGCTACCGACTACTGCAAGCGCAAGGGCATCTTCGCCGGAGACGGTGCGGGCAACTACGGATGGCAGAAGCCCATCACCCGCGAGGCCACGGCCCAGATTATCTACAATCTGCTGGAGGCCGCCGGGATGCTGGACAAGCTGCCGGACGTGAAGTGAGATATTCCCACTTTTTGTACCAAAACGATAAAGGTTGTAAATCTTTATTACAAAGATAGCCCTTTTCCGTGGTACTGTCAAGGTGCCAAGGAGGGGCTGCGTGTGAAGATTTACGATTTTGAGGGACAAAAGAATATCTCCGGCGACCGCATCCACCAGGTGCGGGCGACCAAACGCATCTCCCAGGCGGACCTCGCTGCGAGGATGCAGGTCAAGGGCGTGTTCATCGAGCGGGAGGCCATCAGCAAGATAGAGACCGGGGACCGCTTCGTGACGGACTACGAGCTGATGATCTTTGCCGAGGTCCTGGGCGTGACGATGGACTGGCTGACCGGAAAAGAATAAAAAATTTTGAAATCCCCCTACGGATAGTAGGGGGATTTTTGCATCTTCCGGGGCTATTGACATGGCCGAAAAAAGTGTGCTAAAGATATACAAATGCTATGCAAAAGTATTGCAAATGGAGGTTTTCCTATGCCGAGATATAAGGGCGCACACTTGACCTGGAACGACAGATTGACCATTGAAAAAATGCTCCGCGAGGGGTACAGCAAGCCGCAAATCGCCCGCTATCTGGGCGTGCATCACAGCACGGTCTACGACGAGTGCCGGAGGGGCGCGGTGGAGCTGAAACGCAGCGACCTGACCACCTATATCTCCTACTCCGCCGATGTCGCCAAGGACTACCACCTGGACCGCAAGAAGAACATGGAAAAGCCTCTGAAAATAGGCAAAGACCACCGGCTGGCCCGGTGGCTGGTCAAAACCATCTCCGAGGGGTATTCCCCGTCTGCTGCCTGCTCCATGCTGGGCAAAACGCCGGAGACCACCTTCTCCTGCACATTATGTCGTCAGACTGTGTATAAGTACATCGAGAACGGGGACTTGTGGCCCCTGACCAACAAGGAGCTGCGCTACAAGAGCGACCAGAAGCGGACCTACAACCGCGTGAAAGCAGCGAAAGCCCCCAGAGGGGACAGCATCGAGCATCGCCCGGAGCACATCAACAACCGGGAGGAGCCGGGCCACTGGGAGATGGACAGTGTAGTGGGTAAGAAGGGCACCAAGGCCGCCCTGTGCGTCCTCACCGGACGCGTGACGCGGGACGAGATCATCCGCAAGATGCACGACGACACCGCCGCCAGCGTCGTGGGCGTTCTGGACCGACTGGAGCGCCGCATGGGGACCGCTATGTTCCGCCAGGTGTTCAAGAGCATCACCGTGGACAACGGGAGCGAATTTGCCGATTGCAAGGGCATGGAGCGCTCCTGTCTGCTGCCCGGAGAGAAGCGCACCCACGTCTACTACTGCCACCCCAGGTCCCCCGGAGAGCGCGGCAGCAACGAGAAACAGAACCAGCTTATCCGGTGGTTTTTCCCCAAGGGCACGGACTTCCGCAAGGTAACACAAAAAGAGGTGCGCCGGGTCCAGGACTGGATAAATAATTACCCACGGTTAATCCTGGACTGGCACACCTCTGCGGAACTTTTCAACGTGTTTCTTGCAAGCCTATAAAGACTATAAAAAATTTTTCAAAGAAATTCGGGTTTTACTATTGACATTTGGCCTGAAATCTTGCGAAAACAGGC